CAGGATATGACGGCGAGTATGTTGTTGACGATATTGTAAACGAAAGATCTTTTGAGATAATATCTAAAAGAAGATTAGGATCAAAACGAGGCGTACTGAGTCCTGAATGTCAAGTTTCGACATTGAGGTGGAGCGGTGCTGTTGTACGATCAGGAATCTTTGACGATCAAAACGGAATTTTCTGGGAGTATAACGGTCAAGAAACAGCAGTAGTACAAAGAACATCTACTAAACAGATAGCAGGAACTATAGCAATTGATCCTGATAGTAATGCTCTATACGGAACAAACACAAGATTTAGAGATCAGCTAAAAGCAGGCGATAGAATTGTTATTAAAGGTATGACGCATGTTGTATCGAACATTCCATCACAAGTTTTATTGTATGTTGCTCCTGACTTTAGAGGAGTTGTTGCGGTATCTGGAGCAAAAGCAAGTTTAGTTCAAGATAAAAGAACAAGGCAACAAGACTTTAACTTGGATAGAATGGACGGCACAGGACCAAGTGGATATAATTTAGATATTACAAAAATGCAGATGATTGGTATTCAGTACAGTTGGTATGGTGCTGGTTTTATTGATTATATGGTTCGTGGGGCAGATGGTAACTTTATTTTCTGTCACAGAATAAGAAATTCAAACATAAACACTGAAGCTTATATGCGTTCAGGTAACTTGCCTGTGCGTTATGAAGTTACAAATGAAGGTGTAGTTGGAAGATTAGCAGAAGATGTTGATAATACACAAACTACTATTACACTAGACAGTATTGAAAACTTCCCAACAACAGGTACTATTTACATTGATAATGAAATCATCAAATATACTGGAGTTGATTCAGCACAAAAACAATTAACTGGTATTACCAGAGGAACAACATACGGATTATTTGCTCAAGGCGCTGACAGAGTATACAGTTCCGGAGGCACATCAACACACCTAGAAAGAACAGGGGCAGTGTTACTAACAAATACAACAACTCCGTTGATTAGTCACTGGGGTAGTGCGTTTATTACAGACGGTAATTTTGATGATGATAGAGGTTATATCTTTAACTATGCTGAAACTGGACTAACTGTTACCACTACAAAACAATCAGCATTTTTACTTAGACTGGCACCAAGTGTGTCAAATGCTGTGCCTGGCGACTTAGGAGAAAGAGAACTTCTAAACAGAGCACAGTTGTTACTTCAGGAAATGGAAATTACATCTGATGGTGTTGACCCTAATAACGCAAATGCACCGATTACAGGCGGTATTGTTGTTGAAGGTATTCTAAACCCACAAAACTATCCATTAAATCCTGGTGCTGTTCGTTGGTCAGGGTTAAGCTCACTAGCACAAGGTGGACAGCCAAGTTTTGCTCAAGTGGCTGCCGGCGGTGGTATTACTTGGACAACGTCATCTACCTCAACTACAGCAACGATTAATTCTCAGGCTACAATGACTGCTCAAGCACAAACAAATGATAGAACTAGAAATAGAAACTACATTTATATGAGATACTCTTCTGGTATAAACGACGGAACAAGTGGCATTGGTCTTCGAGCAGGCGACACTGTAACAGCATCATCAAATGGTGGAACTGTACCAGCAAACACTATTATTACTTCTATTAACGGCCCTTATCTTTATGCTGGTCAACAAGAAGTTCAGATTAACTTGTCAAATACAATTAGTGGTACTGTACAAACAAATAGTACAATTACATTTACTAGAGGCCAAGATCTTATTGGTAAAAACTTAATGTTAGCAACCAAAGCAAGTTTTGATTCAAGTGGAGCAACACTAGGTACACCAGTATCAGCAACAAACGCAGGAAGTTTCCCTGCTAACACAAGTATTAACACCATTCTCTTAGAAACATTTGGTTCTACTGAATATTATGTTATTACGTTTAGTAATACATATTCAGGAACTATGGACGAAAGCACTGGTACAATTGAAGTGTCGTTCTTTGAACCGGCATTTGCTCAACCAGGCGAAACAGTATTTTCATTCATTGCTACACCGGGAGAACTTGCTAAACTAGACTTAGGACAATTGAAAGAATTAACTAATACTACATTAGGTGGTAGAGGTACATTCCCGAATGGACCAGATGTGTTGGCAATTAACGTTTATAAGACAAGCGGCGCAAACACAACTGCAAACATTATTCTTAAATGGGGCGAAGCGCAGGCGTAAGGAGATACTCAAATGCGTAGAGGCAAAGTTAAAAACGTATCACAATACATTGACGTACGAATAGAACAGCTTAAAGAAGATATGGACAAGGCTAGCGATCCGTATGATAAGCAGTGGTACAATCGAATTATATCTGAACTTTATTGGGCAAAAAGTCCAAATCATAATTGTTATATAGAACAAGAAGCCTGATTTAACACCAGTTATAAACTACGCAGATAACTATTTGTATGATTACAGTTATTGGCGACTTTATTTTAGATATTTTTAATTACGGTGTTTCGGATAGGATATCCCCAGAAGCACCAGTTCCAGTTATCAAACATTCCTATACAGAATATGCCGCAGGCGGTGCGGGCAACGTTGCTAGAAATTTACACACACTAGGATGTAAAGTTAATGCTATTGGCATAGTTGGCCTCGACAACGAAGCAAGTAAATTATCTGAATTTTTAACATCAATGTACGTAAGTTATGTTAAAGATCATACTTGTCCTACGATTACTAAAACTAGATTAATTTGTAACAATCAACAGATTGCTAGAATTGATAATGAACAAAGATTCACTAATCCTATTGATGTTGAAAAATACTGTCATGAGGATACACAATATCTTATTGTAAGTGATTATAACAAAGGAACAATAGGAAACTGTACAGATCAATTTGCTAAATTAAGACAACGAGGTGTTAAAGTTTTAGTTGATCCTAAACAAAATCTTTATAATTATAAAAATGCTTGGTTAGTAAAACCTAATATAAAAGAATTTAAAGAACTTGTTAACAACTTTAAAGATTATGATGATCTCATCCGTAAAGCAATACTAGCTTGTAAAAAATACAATTTTGAATATATGTTAGTTACACTAGGATCAGATGGTATGATATTAGTAAGCAAGGATGGATACATTAAAAGACAGAATAGCTTTGAAACTGAAGTATATGATATTACAGGTGCTGGAGATAGCACTCTAGCAGGCTTAGTTTACGGATTGGTAAACGATAATACTATAGACGAAAGTATTGAAATAGCATCTCGTATAGCAAGTGTAGCAGTAAGTCATAGCGGAACTTACAGTGTACAAGAAAAAGAAATTAAAGAAAAAGTTGTGTTTACAAATGGTTGTTTTGATGTCCTTCACTTGGGACACTTAAAACTTTTAAAGTTTGCTAAGAAGCAAGGAGACAAACTAATTGTAGCAATTAATAGTGATACTAGTGTTAAAAAATTAAAAGGAGAGTTGCGTCCGAAGTTTAGTCAAGAAGACAGAAAAGCAATGTTAGAAAGTCTTGCTATTGTAGATGAAGTGATTGTCTTTGATGAAGATACTCCATATGATTTAATCAAGTCAGTAAAACCTGATGTAATAGTAAAAGGCGGAGATTATACTGTTGAAACAACAGTAGGACATGACCTAGCAGAAGTTATAATTTTTCCTAGAGTAAAAGATTATAGTACTTCTAAAATATTAGAGGAAACTAAATGACACAACTAAGTGGTAAAGTAGATAAAGGTTGGGGATACGAATTAATATGGGCAACCAACGACAAGTACTGTGGCAAAATTATGGTATTTGAAAAGACAGGTGCTAAATTTAGTATGCACTTTCACAAAGAAAAAGACGAAACATGGTTTGTAAACAGCGGTCGTTTTAAAGTTAGGTGGATTGATACTAACGTAGCACAGTTGTTTGAAAAAGAATTAAAGGAAGGCGACACGTGGCACAACCCACCACTACAGCCGCACCAGCTTGAAGCTCTAGATCCTATGAGTAGTATTACAGAAGTAAGTACACCTGATAGTGTTGAAGATAATTATCGAATTATTCCGGGTGATAGTCAGAAGGCAAGTGAATGATTTATTATGTCGATATTGACGGAACTATATTAGATACTAAGAACGGCGATTACGAAAATAGCATGCCTATGCGTGATAGAATAGACAAAATGAATACTCTTTTTGATCAAGGCCACGAAGTACATTACTATACTGCCAGAGGAACTGTATCAGGGCTAGACTGGAGCGATTATACAAAGAAATACCTTACTAAGATTGGTGTTAAATATACATCGTGTAACACAGGTAAGCCACATTACGATTTGTGGATCGACGACAAAGCAACTAATTCGGAAGATTTTTTTAAATGATTATAGTAACAGGAGCACTTGGTTTTATTGGTTCTAACATTGTAAAGGAACTAAACAGACAAGGCAGAAAAGATTTATTATTAGTAGATCAGGCTGGCAAAACTGACAACATTGCTGGATGTGATTATAAAACCCTTATAGAAATGAAAGACTTTTATAAAGATTTTAAAAACTGGAAACAAGTTAAACGAGTATTTCACCAAGGCGCTATTAGCAGTACAACTGAAACTAATAAAACAAAAATTGATGGATTTAATATTAAACCCTCAATGAAGTTATTACATGATTGCTTAGAGAATGATATTTTGTTTTCGTATGCTAGTTCAGCCGGTGTATATGGTACTGATTTATACTTTAAAGAAGACGCTGAATTAAATCCTAAGTCGTTGTATGCTGAAAGCAAAGCATCTATTGATCATAAAGTAGAAGAAATATTAAAAGTCAAATCAGATGCCAAAATACAAGGCTGGAGATACTTTAATGTTTACGGTGATGGCGAGCAGTTTAAAGGCGACCAAGCAAGTCCTATACATAAGTTTACCAAGCAAGCCAAAGAAAAGAAAAAAATTTATATATTTGAAGGTAGCGAACACTACAAAAGAGACTTTGTTTGTGTAAATGATATTGTTAAAACAGTGATAAAAGCAAGTACACAAAAATTCAATGGCATTTATAATTTAGGTACAAGCAAGCCTATAAGTTTTAAACAAGTAGCTGATATAATTGCGTTAAAGTACGAAGCATCAGTACATCAAATTGCTTTTCCTAGCAACTTAGAAGGCCAGTATCAAATATTTACTAAAGCTGATATGAGGAAACTTAGTAGTGTTATGGATTTGAACGAGTTCGAAGAAGTCGAGCAATATGTTTCTCGCTCCTAACTTTATCATCCATTATTTTTTTATGAGCATTTAGTTTGTCTTTCAATACTGTATGAGTATTATATGTCATTGTATGACTATCTAAACCAAGTGCTTGTGTATCAAATTCTACAACTAGATCTTTAAATTTTTTATATAGACTTTTAAATTCTTCTTGTTCTTTACCAGAAAGGAAGTTAACATACTTGTCATAAATTTCACAGTCTCTACGATAGCTTGAGCTTTTTCTAATCGATATCATAACTTTTTCCTGTTGCTAATATAGTATCTATTTTTACTTGTGTGATTTTATTCGACAATGTATTCTTTAGTCCAACATGTGTATTCTTAGGTACTTGGTCTAGCGTTGCCCAACAATATGTTCCATCCGGACTACTAAAATCATTGTCTACTAAAACAACATACGTACTGTATTCAAATCCACTATCTCTACTAGTGTATAATTCAATAGGAACAAATTTAGCATCAGTTAGATTATAATTTTTAAGTAAAGGTTGGGCGTCTTCTATTACAGCCTTCTCTCTGAATACAGTTGGCACAGTCCACTTACCGTCCCAAATTAGAAAAAGTCTGCTTGATGATGTAGATAAAAATAATATACCGGCACGTTTTTGCATACTATTAATTATTAAGGAATTAAGTCAAAACCCCAATATCCGGCTGTGTATTCTCCTTCAAAGGATTTAAGCCATTGTTCTCCGTCCCACTTGTATTGTACCATAGTGTTTTGGTTTTGTAAGTATCTAGTATTTTCTGAGTTAGCAGAAGCATCAAATATAACACTCCATTCAGTACCATTCCATTTAACAATGTCATTAGTACTTGCTACAAAATCTGTATTATTTGCGTTTTTCCAAGCATCGGGGCCCTTGCCAGCAGTGTTACTAGCATTACCGATATCATCTAATATTAAGTAAGAAGTGTCTGTTGGTATAGTTCCGTTAAAATACTCTATTGGATTGAATGTAGTTGGATCAATAATTCCACTTACAAACGGAATATCAGTATCGTTTGCCGGCAGTGTATCACTATCAAATGTTACTACTAAGTATCCACTATCTAATTCATTAACAGCAAATGTACCAACAATCTCTGTTCCGTTAGGTTTTGTAAATCTTATCTGACTAATGCCTGCTTTATATCCGCCATATACTGGTAATACTTCATTCCAATCAATACGATCACCTTGTTTAACAGGAACATCTAATTTAAGCTCTTTAACAGCTTCGTTACTGTCAAGTACACTTACATAATAGTTGTTAGTATCCACCCCTGTGACCGTCTTAGAGCTTAGTAGCAACACCCCGAACTCTCCAGGTGTAGCAAATACACTCTTAGTACCAATACCGGTAGTATTAAACGCCAATTCTTCTACTGACTTTAACGCTCCATCTTCATTGAACATATTCATTACAATGTTTTGTACAACACCAAGTTTTTTAACTTTAACAGGTGGACTAATATAGATTGGCATTTCAAAATCCATAGTTGCTATGTCAATATCAACTTCTGTTCCCTGGGGCAACGATCTACTTGAAAACGTTAAAGCATTCAACTCAATTACACTTAAACTAGTCCAATCAATATAGTTGTCTGTAGTTTGTACTTCTAAACTTGGATTAAACAACACAAGTATTTGTTCTAAAATTTGTAATTTTTGGTCAGTATTTGATGTCCATAAATCAGCTCTCATTGTAAGTCTGAATGGTGTTGGCATTAAACGCTCTACAGTGTAACCAGGTCCTTGATTATTTTGATATACTGGATTACCGGCACTGTCAAACCCGTCATAGTTTCTTTCACGCACATTTAGTTTACTAACAAATGTTGGATCTGCTGTACGGGAACGATCTAATTCCAACCCTGTAATATAACAGGCAATTTTAGGAACACTCGGAAGTTTATTTTCAGAGTTTTCTCTAATTATTTGTGCTACTTGTTTTGTAAGATCGCCATAAGATACAGGAATGGCCTTCAAGTCGCCATCACCGTCCTTGTAATTAAAACCTATGAACATCCTCATAAACTGAGTTACATAGCGTCTTACTTGTCCGTCATAAAAGAAATCCATTATTAATTGTCCGCTTTAGGTTTAAGCACTTTAGAAAGACTTTGCTTCTCTTTAATTTCTTTGCCGTTAATTGTACTTACAGTATCATTGTTAATAAATGATCCTTTCTGATTTAATCTTGGTTCGCCTGTTGCTGTATTATTTTGACTCATTGTCATTCTTACATTATCTTCATATTTCACCCAACGTCTCCCGTCATATCTAAACAATCGTTTAGGATGATAATCTGTACGCAAACAGAACTGTCCTTCAACTGGACCACCTGGGAAGGAAATCCCACTACTAAATGGCGCACCGTTTGGCGGTACTGCGTCTTCATGATAGTTTTGATAACCATCTTGAACAGGAGTTGCTAATATAACACTTGCGTCTTGAGCATTACCTGTTTGACTAGCATCTGTATCTATGTTACTAGCGTTAACTGTTTTAATATGTCCTGTTTCAGGATCAATTGGAACTGTAAATAGGTGTGTTGTATCGTATCCTGATTTTGGAGCGTCGGCCTCTGCTTGATCTTGAACAGCATTAGTAATCTGCATTTCTTTTTCATACGTACTCATTATGTCTCTAAGTCTATCAGCAAATTTATAATAGGTACTGTCTGGCGGAGCAATTCCTTTCACGGTTTCAGTTACAGTATAGTTTACACCTTCGTATTCTACAACATCACCAATTTCATATTGTATTTCTGAATTGTATTTGCCTTTAAAGTTTTCATCGTCAGCAACCTTATCAAGTATTTGTTTAAATTCTTGACTATCTACTAACGGTGTACATTTTGCTCTATATAGATGTGGATACCATGTTACACTAAAACCTTCTGCGGCACGATTTACTTCTTCAATAACATAAAATCTTTTTAAAGCAAATGCTAAATCGTTCAACGCATAGTCGTCTTTTAAGTGAGGTAACTCAATTACATCACCTGCCATAATTTTTCTACCAAGTTTTTCAACAGTATCAGTAATATGAAAAGTAACAAACAGTGTGTCGTTCTGTAAAAACAAACCAAACTGACTTAAATTAAAATCAATGTTGTTTACGTTGTAAACACCGCGTAGTGGATATACATCAGGCTCGTATTTTCTATCTCTATTCTCTAAAAATAGCATATCTTGAATACGTGTTTCAGGCCTTGATGTGCTTGATTCGTAATTCGGTACTGATGGCGAATATTCTCCGTCTGCTTGATCCCCGGGGCCTATATATTTGTGTACAAGTACGTCTGTACCCCCTACTTGGAACATTTCCCAGGCGGTTTTATCTATAAATTTGTAGTCGTTGCCCTTTTCTGGGCGATATAAACTTAATCTTGGCATACACATATTTATCGTTACGATAAATAGTTACATGAGCCAATTAGATCAAGAAAAACAAAAAGTATTCGATTATTGCCGTAACATGCTAGGTGAAGGTATGATTGATGTTGAATTAGATCCCGAGCATTACGAAACTGGGTTAGAACGGGCATTGGGTGTGTTTAGACAACGCAGTGACAATGCTGTTGAAGAAAGTTTTGCTTTTTTAAAATTATCATTAGATCAAAACGAATACACACTGCCTGATGAGATTCAAATGGTACGTGAAGTATACCGTAGAAGCATTGGTTCACGTAGCGGTGGCGGACAAGGCGGCACAGTGTTTGAACCATTTAACTTGGCATACACTAATACATATCTTTTAAGTTCAACTAATATGGGCGGACTAGCAACATACGAATTATTTGCTGGTTACCAAGAACGTGTTGGAAAAACATTTGGTAGTTTTATTCAGTTTACATGGAATTCAGAAACTAAAAAACTGTTTATACATCAAAGACCAAGATCAGAAGAAGAAGTAGCACTTCACGTTTTTAACAAACGACCTGATGTAAGTATAATTAAAGATGTATACGCAGGACAATGGATTAAAGATTATACACTTGCTAACTGTAAAATGATGTTAGCACAAGCACGTGAAAAGTTTGCTAGTATTGCTGGTCCACAAGGCGGTACTGCTCTTAATGGTGCTAACTTAAAAGCGGAAGCACAAGCAGATTTAGAAAGACTAACTATGGAGTTGGTAACTTCTGTAGCAGGAAGTAACAATTCAGGTTATAGTTTAATTATAGGATAGACAATGAAAGCGTCAGAATTTACATCAGAAGATTACGAAGCCTATTACATGGAAGCCGCTAAAATGGTTTGGGGTGTAGGCAGCAAAACCGCCAGAGGCGGTACAGTAAAACAAAAGTTTCGTTGTGCTTCAGGTCCTAGAAAAAGTAGACAGGTAAGCCATCCGTCAAAATGTTTTGATCATCCTAATGTAGCAAAATCACAACAGATGAAACGCACTAGAGCTAGAACAGGCCCAACTCAATCAAGACGACAACAGCGTACAAAATCTATTAACACAGCAAGTGTGTTAGCAAATAGATTGAACAATCCAAGAAGTACAAAAAAAGCCAAATCTTGGTATTAATGGTTGACAGCGTTGCTGTTTTATCATATACTATATAGATGCTTAAGGTTACAGAATTATTCCCAATTCCGTTAGCGGTCACTAATATCGGACAATTAGATCCGTTAAAGTTAGCGTGGATGAAAAACCTTGAATTTCCATCAGGTCAAGCCGCAAGAAATCACTTAGATGATGATCTTGTTGAAACGTCAAAAGGAATGTATTTTCTTAACAAACCGGAAATGAAAAGTATAAAAAGTAAAATACAACTTGCTATAGATGAGTTTGTAAAAACATTAGATGTTTCATTAGATTTAAAAATTACAACTAGCTGGCTTAATAAGACACAGCCTGGCGATTGGATTAAAAGTCATACACACGAGTGCGCTATGATTAGCGGTGTATACTATCCAGAAGTTACTGCTGAATCATCTCCAATTATTTTTAATAAATCATCGTCGTATACTAATTTGTTCCATCAAACAGTAAAACCTATAGCAAATAATATTAATATGTTAAACTTAGAAAGGTATTTTATACAGCCTAAGACTGGAGACGTTATTATGTTTCCAAGCCATTTAGAGCATGAGGTTCCCATCAACGAAATAGGTGATAGATATAGCGTTGGTTTCAATTCATTCGCAAATAACTCCGTTGGAGTTGGACAATCAAAGGTAACAATAAATGAGTAAACTACCCAAATTATTAGTTGTTGGTCATGGCCGACACGGCAAAGATACTGTATGTGAAATGCTAGAAGCATATGGTTATACATTCCAATCAAGTTCAAAGTTTTGTAGTGAACTTTTTATCTTTAACGATCTTAAAGACAAGTACAAGTATAATGACGAAAATGAGTGTTACGCTGATCGACATCAACATCGTACTGAATGGTATAATATGATACACAATTATTGTAAAGATGATCTAGCACGGTTAGGGCGTAATTTGTTTGCTAAACACGATATCTATTGTGGTCTACGTAACAAGCGTGAATTCTTTGCTATGAAAAATGAAGAAATCTTTAATTATGCTATTTGGGTGGACCGCACAGATCATTGTCATTTAGAACCAGGTAGTAGTATGTCTATTGAACAATGGATGTGTGATTACACTATTGACAATAACGGTGATTTAGATCGTTTGAAAAAGAATGTTGACATTTTAATGCGCACTATTTTTAAAAATCAGGGGTTAGATCTCCCTGTTTCCAACGACTACCTTCTTTCTGAAGTGTCCGTTGACAGTTAGCACATATAGTCTTTAAATTACTAGGACGGCAGTTGTTCATATTAGCATCTATATGAAATACATTGAATATTTCTTTATGTTTACTTTTAAACCCACATTTGTCACACGAGTCCTTCATTCTATAGCC